TGGCTATGCTCTTAATAACACTAGTCCAGCTGGTCCGATCTTTAGTACAACACAACCAACACAACAAAGTGATGAGACTGCACTTGTACTTGGTGATCTTTGGATTGATACTTCAGATCTAGATAACTATCCAAAGATTTATCGTTATCAATCAGTGAGTGGCGAGAATCAGTGGGTATTGATCGATAACACAGATCAAACCACAGAAGATGGTATCTTGTTTGCCGACGCACGTTACATTGGTGACACAACAACTGATATTGTCACAGGCACAGTGCCAACAATTGCAACACTCTTAACGAGTAACGATGTTGATATTGACCGTCCTGATCCAACAATTTATCCACGTGGTATGTTGTTGTTCAACACACGTCGTAGCAGTTACAATGTCAAGCAGTTCCGTAGTAACTATTTCTCACGCACTAACTTTAGCGACACAACACTTTATCCAACACTTCCAACAGAAAAGGATGCATGGGTAACAGTAAGTGGCAACAAAGATGATGGTAGCCCATATATGGGACGCAAGGCTGTACGCAATATTGTTGTAAATGCAATGAAATCGGCACTAGATGCAAGCACAGATCTACGTGAAGACAGTCGTGCATTTAACTTGATTGCTGCACCAGGTTATCCAGAGCTAATCAGCAACATGGTAAGCCTAAACAACGACAGACGCAACACAGCATTTGTAGTTGGTGACAGTCCTATGAGACTAGCAAGTGGGTCTACTGCAGTTAGCAACTGGGCAACTAATGCAAATGGTGCAGTTGTAGACGGCGAAGATGGATTGATAACAAGTGATCCATACTTGGCAGTGTTCTATCCAAGTGGTAGAACAAATGACTTGAGTGGCAACAGTGTTGCAGTACCAAGTTCACATGCAGCGTTGAGAACAATTATCCGCAGTGACGACCAAGCGTTTCCTTGGTTTGCACCAGCAGGTACACGCCGCGGCTTGTTAGACAATGTTACAAGCATTGGTTATGTAAATAGCGCCACAGGTGAGTTTGTTGTAGACAATATCACTGAAGGTGTACGCGATACACTGTATAGCAATAGAGTCAACCCATTAACATTTATTAATGGTTATGGTTTGATGAACTATGGTAACAAGACTCGCGCACCAAGCACAAGTGCATTAGATCGCATCAACGTTTCAAGACTGGTTGGTTTCCTACGCAGAACACTGCAGGATTATGCTGCAAACTTTGTGTTTGAACCAAACGATAAGATCACCAGAGATGAGATGAAAGAAGGCATCGAAGGTATCCTTAACGATCTAGTTGCCAAGCGTGGCGTATATGACTACTTGGTTGTTTGTGACGAAACCAACAACACAGCCGACAGAATTGATCGCAACGAACTGTATGTGGACATTGCTATTGAGCCTGTCAAAGCAGCAGAGTTTATCTTTATTCCGATTCGTATCAAGAATACAGGTGAAATTGCAGCAGGTAACATTGCAGCGGCACAATCAGTGTAAAAACACTTCTTAACACATCTAAAAAGAGGGGTTTGCCCCTCTTTTTTTATGATACCACCACAAACCATGATTTTTTTGTAGTCATATAACGATAAATACTTTATAAGGAAATAGGAGATTGATTGATGTCAGTATCATCACTTAGTAAATTTACTGTCCCTCTAGACAGCGACCAAAGCGCCAGCAGTCAAGGTCTGTTGATGCCAAAACTAAAATATCGCTTCCGGGCGGTATTTGATAACTTTGGTGTGTCTACACCAAGAACAGAACTTACAAAACAGATTATGGATATTTCACGTCCAGATGTTACATTTGAACCAATTGAAATTCCTGTGTACAACAGTGTAGTAAAACTTGCTGGTAAGCACACATGGGCTGATGTCACAGTAAACTTACGTGATGATGTAAATGGTAACGTTAGTAAACTAGTTGGCGAGCAACTCCAGAAGCAGTTTGACTTTATGGAGCAGGCAGCAGCAAGTTCGGGTATTGATTACAAGTTTATTATGAAGTTTGATATTCTTGACGGCGGCAACGGCGCAAGCACACCAAACATTTTAGAAACATGGGAAATGTATGGTTGTTATGTTTCGGGTGCCAACTATGGTGATTTGAACTATGCAACTAACGATCCAGCAAGTATTGCACTAACAATTAGATTTGATAATGCTGTACAAACACCACTAGGACAGGGTGTTGGTGCAAGCGTACCAAGAGGAACCGGCGTAACAATCACCGGCTAATAGGAACATAAGCAGGTGGCAATTACTTCTAACATCAACAATTTCCTTAAGCCTATAGGCACCGAAAACAATGGAATCCGAGACTATGATCATGCGTCTCGGACCTTTCGGGCCAATGCTTATGCTCTGCATCCTAGACTATCAGCACTGTATCTATGTGTGTTTAACTTTGCGCCCGAAGTAGCAAATAAGTTCACCAACGAAGACAAAATTGAATTGCCACTGTTGGTCAAGGCTGTAGATTTACCATCATACAACATTGATGTACAAGATCACAATCAATACAACAAACGTGTGTACAGTCAGCACAAAATAGAATACGGCGATACTCGTGTAACATTCCATGATGATGCTAGTGAACTGGTGTTAAAGATGTGGTACAACTACATGACACACTTTTACCTAGACAGTACATACACCACTAATGATTTCCAAGTGCGTGACAGATACACTGAAAGAAATGCAAATGCGTTTGGTTATGCCAACGGTAACACCAAGTTTTTCAGTACCATACAAATCTATACACTATTTGATGGAAAGTTCAGCGAATACACTCTTGTGAATCCTATCATTAGTGCGTTTCAGCATCCAACACACACTGCTGGTGAATTTACACCAATGGAGCACAGTATGACCATCAAGTATGAAACTGTGTTGTATGGCAGTGGCATAGTTGATGACAATAATCCAAAAACATTCATTAACAATCTACACTATGATACTACACCAAGTCCATTGGGTAATATCCGCCCAGAAAACGACACCACAGGACCATTTGGCAGTTTATTTGATGAGGACAGCATTTTTAGACAAATTGGAAATACACTAGACAAACTGGATCGTATTGTACCCGGAGGCACTGATCTGTTGATTGGCAAGCTCAATCAAACACTAGGCACTACAAGTCTATACAACGAAGTTACACCTTTACTATCAAGTGCAATTGCAGTCAAAGCAGGTGCTGATCCTATTGCTGTGTTACGAGGTTTACAGAGTGTTGAAAACGATAACCCTAGTGTCAACATACCACAGAATATTTCAAGTAACAGCACTGTGATTGGTAACAACAATTATACAGCACAGCGAACTACAGACCTCAACATAGGCAATCCAATTGTACAGCCTACAAACTACAACAGTGCAGCACACCCACGTAAGATGAGTGACATTTACGTCAGTAGAAACAATGCACAACCTGTTGTGAATAATGCAAACTATGCTATAAAAAATTTACAACTGCAGAACAGAATTACCAGTGTACAAGACAGTCTGAACAAAGCAGCAAGTGGTGTTACACCGTTGACTGCAGAACAGACTGCATCAAAGCGCAGAGAGCTATTAGACACAACACAACAGTATACAAACCTAAACGGTCAAACTGCACTAGCAAGTTGGCAAAACAAAAGTGGTGTCACTGTAAATCCTTATGTTGGTGTTGGACCAAAAACACAAAGTCAAAATCTTGCTAGTACAACTACCGAAGATATTCAGTGATAAGTATCTAAAAGGAACTGTCAATGGCACAAACAATTAATCTTCCGCTTACAGACGTTAGAGATGATGTAGATCTACGCATTAATGAATACTTTAAAGATTACTTTAAAAATGAAATAGTAATTGATGCATCACAATATGATATTGTAAAATCATTTTTTATGCAACGTACTAACAACAATTTAGAGGCAGTTGCAGCTCTTACTAGTGCTGTGTTAGTAACTTGCAGTGAGCTAGAAGTGTTTCCACAAGACATTATCACACAGTTTGATAATACAAATTTACAACAAAGTATCACAGCATTTCTAAATCTTAGCAGGACAGGTAATGGATTGCTAGGATTCAGTAAAAATCTACAGCCAAGTGCAAATACGCAACGACAGATAAGAGTCTAATGGCTAGAGGCAAATGGGCAAATGGCCTATATGAAATGGCCAATCCTGAAAAATATGCAGGCATAAAAAAGCCACGTTACCGCAGTGGATGGGAACATGCTTTCATGCGCTTCTGTGATAACCATCCTAGTGTGATAAACTGGGCTAGTGAAAGCATACAAATACCTTATCGCAATCCTCTAACAGGCAAGCAGAGCATCTATGTGCCAGACTTTTTGATAGTGTATCAGGACAAAGGCGGAAAAAAACGGGCCGAACTGATCGAAGTAAAACCAGAATCACAAACTAGATTAGGTGCAAAAACCAGCCAACACGATAAACTTGCTATTGCTATTAACCATGCAAAATGGGAGGCTGCAGCAAAATGGTGTAAACTCAAAGGACTTACTTTTAGAATTGTAACAGAGAATGATATTTTTCACAATGGCAAGAAACGGAAATAAGTATTATTATGTTTAGTAAAAAGTGTAAACAACATCTCAAAGAAGTAGATGAGACAGCAATACAACATAT